CGTGCAATTTGTGTTGTAATCCCTGAAAGGGGTAATCATGATCAGCTGCCGGTGAAGGTGTAGTGACTAGCTCTAAAAGGGATTTGCCATCGACGATCCCGTCTGGTCGGTACTCCTTGGCATCCCAGATCGCTCGCCTAATCGCCTCAGGTTCATTCGCCTGTAGCGCATCTGAAGCATCCTTATATGCTTCCAGTCGTGCGATCTTCGTCTTGCCAGGTGGAAGGACGCTTGCTGCCTCCTCCGCCGCCTTACGGCCTGGCTCGTCATTGTCGAAGAACAGGACAATCTCCTCATAACCCTGGAGCCAGGGGAGAGACCGTTGAATCGACTTCTTGGCCGAAGCGGCACCGCTAGGTAAAGAAACCATCGGCCACCCCGGCATAACTTCCTGACAACTAGCCGCATCGAGTTCGCCTTCGGTGATAACGACTCGTTTTCCAGTGGCGGGAAACAAGTGTTGTCCAAAGAGTGTTCCAGGAACTTTCCCCTCATAGGTAAATACCTTTTCCTTGGTCTTTAACTTGCAGCCTTCAAGTATTCCAGAGCTGTCGAAATAATAGAACCGTAGAATGTCTCCGTCTTTGTGGATTCTGTACTGCTTGCAGACCTTTTCGGAGATGCGTCGTTTTTGCAGCCGTTCGGCTGATCCTCGCATTTGGACATTGGTAGGCATTTTGTGAGTGTGATTAACGACCCCATCACCGGGGGTCACGGTGTTACATGCAAAACAAAAACTGTGACCATCGGAATACAAGGAGCTTGCATCCGATGATCCGCAGTGTGGACATGGTTCATGTCTTACAAATTCGCTGTCGCTCATTTGAGCCAGTCAATAGGTATCTTCGTGTATTGGCACCAAGGGAACCCAGACTTCTCTGCCCACTTGGCGTATGTCGTTTTAGATCCTTTGTAGATCTTGTTAAAGGGTGCTTGAAAGACGAAGCGTATGTCTAAGTCGGGATTGCATCTCTTGACTGCGAGCATCTTCCTGCGATCCTCGCTGGTCAGCCTTCCCTTCACTTCGAGATAGATACCATTCGGTAAAAGAAAGTCGGGTAGATAATTGCATTCAAGTTGGTAAGCAAGCTTTTGTGACTCGTATTCATACTTCACCTTCAAGCTAGAGAGAAGGTCAGCGACCTTACCCTCTAAGCCTGAGCGATACATCAGTCCTCTTCGATAGCCTTTTCTACGATCTGTTCGATGATGTCCGTGAACGCACGGCTCAGGTCATAGCGAAAGTCAGACTTGTCACCTTTGTAGCGGGTGACAGTGATCGGAGGCAGCGTGAGTGTGGCGGTAGCTTCCCACAAGCCAAACTCTTTGTTCTTGGTGTAGTTAATTTCAAGCATCAGAAGTCATCCTCTTCACTAGCGGGAAGCGCAGTCACGTTTGGTTCTGCTTGCTTGAACCCTTTGGTTTGACCAAACAGTGCAGCAACCTCAGTGTCATCAAGGTCACCCGTGTCAATGGCAGCACCAGTGTTCAGTGCGACCACTTGGATACCAGCCAATTTCAAGCTGGTGCCATAGGTTGTCTTGTCCTTCAGGACGTAGGGACGTTGACGGAATGCCAGCTTCACCTTCGACCCTGAGTACAAGGGAATGTCTTCATCAGTAATGGGAGTGCCTTCGGTATCAACCACAGGCGGACGGTTCTCTTCATTCCAGGAGAACTTCACTTTGTATTGGTTGTCTCCAACCTCTTCCCAAGGCTCAGGCTTCAAGACACTGCGCTTAGGGTTGGCAAGTTTAGATTCACACCACTTGAGACCTTCAACTCGGTCTTGCTCAAGTACTTCGATCATCTTCCCGTCAACAATTGCTCCGAGTGAATACCCGAACTTGGACGGTTTCAGTACAGCTTGGTATCCCTCCAGGACAACAGGCTCTTGGGTTACGTGGATGGTTTGTGCCATTAACAAAAAAAGTAGGTGGATTCAATCACTGACTCAGGTTTCAAGTCGCCAATGATCGGTGGTTTTGTCTTTGCTCCTATCTGTGCAGCAAAGTCGTTTAAGTAGTCATGCTCTGCAAAGAGATGCATGTAGGTCTCCCGTACCAAAGTGGACAGGATCGACATGTCAGTAGCTCTGCAAAGCACGCTGTCATGGATCAATGCAATGGGTGCATCGAACCGCAAGGTCGATAGGTGGAGCAGTGATGCATCCAGTGAGTGGATCAGGTTGGGAGCTGTCGCGTTTTTGTGGTGAGCAAGGTCAACCTTGTCGTCATCACCTACCGCTACATAGATCTCACAGTTGCCAAGCAGCTGCAATTGAATGCGCTGCACAATCTTCTTCATCAGCTTCTGATTGACGACAAACCCTGAGGGTGTTGTCCATGTCAGGTCATCAGCTCCAGCTTTGATCGCTTTGGCTACTTCTGATTCGATCCACTTCATTACTTTCATGGGACCAGGGACGACAACATTCATTGCATCCCTTACTGCATTCACTGTTGCGGTTAGATCTTCCTTCTCAACTTCAATACCTTTCTCCTTCAATGCTTCACGGATGTAACCGCGATTGCTGTAAGGCTTAGCATTGTAAGGAACAGTCATGACGGTCCTTTTGGTCACCTTCCTGTCCATGTGATCTCTCACAGAAGCAGGTACGTGAGGCTTGGCTGCCTCTGCAATGACCTTGTAAGCGTCTTGAGGTTGATCACTAGGCAACACATTGACAAGGCGTGCTGTAGACGCATCTCGTGCCAAGCCAGCAAGTATCTGTAACCCACTACAAGTTGCATCTGTAGCAACCATCAACCCTGTGTGGTGACGGTCGCATTCAATGCAGCAGTGGTAGTACTCCTCACAAGCTGCGAGGAATTGCCAAGGCTCTTCGACACCCTCCCAATCGCAGAGGTTATCAATGGGTGCTGTTGCAACTCTAGTAATCAGATCATGGTTCTCCTCTACCCACGACAACCTGTCAGCCATGGTGGCTTTGTCGTGTCCGTAGGTAGTGGCAACCTGAAAGGCAAGCCAAGGCTCAGCTTCAGGGACCATGTACGACTCATCAGCAAACCGCAGTAGCGACTTACCAAAGTCAGTGTCTTGTGGTGTGAGAAAAGCGGGGATCGGATAGGCACGACCCCGGTAGTCAAACGACCAGGGGACATAGAACCTTTCCTTATCCTTGAAGATCTCCACTGCGTTCAATGTCATGCGTGTCCTGCATGACTTGTCAAACGCTTGGGCGTTGATGTTCATTACCTCCGCTGCACGCCGTCTGTAATCCTTGCGGGAGTCATAGTTCTCCGCAATGTCAAACGGCTTAGGTGGAAGGGGAAGTTCAACGATAGGGATAAACTTACCTACCGCAACTCCACGCTCTTGAAGCGTCTCTGCGACGCTAATGATGAACGGGTTCAAGCGGTAAGCCACCTTCTGAATCTTGTTCAGAAAGGCGATGGGTGTTTCTCCCTGTATACGCCCCTTATTGCCTCTGCGCACCATGTCATGACCACGCATAACTTCGTTGAGGATGTACCCACCAGGAACTTCGTTGCTCCAATCGTTTGGCTCGATCAACATTGGCCAAGCCATTGGACTGAACAGTTCAGCTGTCTCCATTACCTGATCCTTGATCGCAAGGAACTCAGGTGTAGGGACCACGTATTGAAAGGTCTTGCGGCCTTCGCGTCGCACCTCTCGGTCAAACCAATTGGATGCGCTGCAGATGCAATCCAGCAGCCAGCCACCAAGCTTGACGCGGTTTGCTCGTCCCCAGGCTTGCCAGTGATCTACGTCGTACCGCTTCATCAGGGTACGGATTACTACAACCTTCTGATGGGTCCCAATCGATCTATGGAAGTAGTTGTCCTTGAGTGTTTTGAGTAAACCAGGAACGTTGCGCTCGTAGAAGCGCATCATCGCTTCGTTCTCAATCGCTGTTCCTATTCCGTCTGTGACGTTTTGGACTTGGCCTGAAGACGGTTTAGTACCAAATACTTTGTCAAAGATGACCTCACAAGCAATGGCTGCCGCTGCTTCTGGCTCTATGTCTCTAAGGAACTCATGTATCTCTTTGAAGGCGACGCCAGCTTTTCGCTCATAAATACGGTCAGTTGTTGCTTCAATCCGTTTGACCACCAACGGGATCAGG